GGCAAGCGCAAAATACGCATCCACGCCTTGGGAATCCATACCTGAGCCGACTGCCTCCACGTCTTCAATCGTCGCTTGGAACGATTGCTTGACAGCGTTTGCCCGAATACCCACAGTGCAATATACGCCCTGCGTTGGTAAAACGGATTTGAGAAAGTCAGTCACAGAACCTCACTGGGTTGAGGAGAAAAAAATAGGGGCAACAGGACTACCTGTTACCCCCACGGGGATTATTTACGCTTGGATAAACGTGCAATAACCTTAGGCATTACTGCCTGATAGCGAGCGCGTGGCACCGATTTACCAGTCAGCCAGTTGTACACACTCGCACGAGTCACGCCAAACATCTGCGCTATCTCGGTAATTGGTGTACCTTTGTTAATACAGACATCAGCCAACTGCATAACAATCGGCCTCTGATCTGCATCTTCAACTTTCTGAATGAAAAGGGTGTCATGCCCCCGCGACCTATTACGCATCTTCGTCAGTGGCCCAGTCACTTAAGATGTCAGATACGTTCTTTGCTGCCGCAGGAGTTTCAGGCTTTGCTTTAGCTGATGGACGCTTCACGGGTTCAGCCACTTCGTCTGCCTCCGCTTTAGCTACAACAGGAGCTTCCTTGAACGCGTGGGGCAACGCAGGCATGCCGTCGGCTTTAGACGGAACCATCTTAAAGTCAACTGCTTGACGAGCGTCCTCTGTCTGGCTCTGTGCTTTACCCAGTTCCCACTCTTCTTTCGACAAGGGGCGTACAGCACGGAACTTCAACACGGGCACTGCTTCGGCTGTGTCAAAGCGAGCTTCAGTCACGATGCCTGTAATCGGAATGCCATGTCCTGATAAGAACTTACCAAACGCTTGCAACGGCATCTTCTCACCTTCAGCACGACCAAAGTATGATTTGGCGGGGACTGACAAGCGGTAGATGTTGCCACCAATGTCGTTCTCCAAAGCCACAGCCAAACGCTTACTGTAACGGCAGGCACGAGCCTTACCATCGCCGGAGCCTTCGATGTTCTGAGGGCAGGTAGCGCATGACTTACTTTGTGGGTTAGTCACTTCTTCGTTGGGCACTACGCCTTCAGCAGACCAGCAGGCAGGTTTGATGTCCTTACCTTCTTCGTACTTACCAGCGTAAAACGTGCGGGTTACGCCTTTGCCAGATGCAATTACCACAAAGTTCATGGAGCGGTCTTCGTTCTTGGCAACTTCTTCGCCGCCTACGATCATTCGCCACACACCGCCTTTGATTGAAATAGACTTACCGCCAGAGCTACCTGCAATGTCACGGGTAGTAGCGTCTGAAGCCTCGCGTAAATAGTCAGGGATAACGGAACCGGATTTGAAAAGTGTCATGTTACTCATTTTGATTTCCTTAAAGGGAAGTTACTTGGATGAACGGCGAACCGTGATCGAGTACTTGGACTCGATATTCACACCTGCAGGCATTTTGTCCGGATTCTCTTGGATGAACTGCGAAAAGTTACCTTGCGCAATCCGACGTTCGAGGAGGTCAGGAGCATCATGCTCACGGATGAATTTGTACATACTGTCCCAGTCACTGGTCCAGTAGCGTGTTTTGACGGCTCGTGTGAACGAACCATGTTGTGTTTTGCCACCATCTTGTCCGGTGGTTTTACAGATTTCTAAAAGCTCATGCTCGACGGCATCAAGCTGTACATCAAGATCAGCGATCTCAGCTTCCATCTGCTTTTTTCTTGTTTCTTTAGCGTCACGTATTTTTATATATACCTTGACTAACTGACTTGCATCCATACGATTCCTTTGATTTACGTTGAACAAATCGGTGGGGTACTAGCCCTTTTTATAAATTATACACTGTCAAATTTCGGTGTCAAGCTCTTGTTTGTATAAATCTACTAAACTTAGATGTAAATCAATTTTATTTTGCAGCATGACATACATGCGCCGCTCAACAGGACTGCCTTGTAAGTGTGTAACCGTAACGTGGTTTACCTGTCCTGCGCGGTGTGCCCGTGAGTTAGCTTGCAAATAGATTTCTGTGGACGCTACTGGACCCCACCAGACAACTTGGTCGGCACGAGTCAGCGTGATACCGTGTGCAGTAGCCTGCGGTACTAGCAGAAGTATGCGTGGGTCGTCTTCGGTTTGGAATTGTTTAATGATGTCTGCGCGTCGTGTAGAAGCAACGCCGCCATGAATTGTCTGCACTGTGTATCCTTCTTTGAGCAAAGCATTTTCAACCATTTGAAGCGTATGTCTATATGGGATAAACACCAATACCTTATGGTCAGTTTCTTCGATCACGTTGATAAGCTCATTCATGCGATTGGCTACATCAAACTCAACAACGCCACCGTCATCGGTATATACCGCACCTTGCGCAACTTGCAAAAGTTTGTTAAGCATAGCCGCCGCATTAACCGCCGTAATCTCCGAGCCTGCTGCGATAGTCATCATTTGTTTTTTGAGCGCGTCATAGTACTTGGTCTGCTGAGCCGTCAAGGGAACTTCACGAGTTGAGTACAACAAGTCAGGCAAGTCTAAGCACTCTAGCTTTGTGTATCTAATAGCGGGCTGCAGGGCTTGGTGAACAATTTGCTGCGCATCTTGTCTTGGTACCCATTTGTACTGTGTAAGTTTAATCATCACTTTGTCACGAAACGCACCAAAAAATCTAGGCACCTTATCTGGTGCCACAAGCTTAGCCAAACCGTAGGCATCGAGCGGTGACTGCGATGCAGGCGTACCCGTCATCATCCATAGGCGTGTAGCAGGCTTAATCAATGTTGCAAGGCACTTCCACCGATCAGTAGTCACGCTTTTTACTGCGTTCGCCTCATCCACAATAATGAGATCAAACCCACCAGCCTCTAGTTCAGCGTTTACAACCTTAACACCATCAAAGTTAATGATTACAAATTCGTAATCTCCGGCAATAATTTTTTGTCTTTGTGTGCGTGAGCCCTGAGCAATAGCCACTGTGCGGTGCATAACTGTCTTGAACAAATCAGATCGCCATGCGGTATCCATAATGGATACAGGGCATACAACCAACACACGCTTGACTTTACCTTGTGTCATCAGGTAATCAGCCGCCCATGCTGCTGCACTTGTTTTGCCTGTACCTGCTTCGTTAAATACAAAGCAACGTGGATGGAGTGTGAGAAATTCTGCCGTAGTACGTTGGTGGTCAAAAGGCGTAAACATACCCGGCCACTTGTATCGTCCCAAGATGGGACTAGGCACTTCACGAATACCTAGATTGCGTAGGAGTTGCACCTCGTCAAAACCCCAGTTAACAAGCACTTGGTCAACGTCTCCGTTGCTCTCAACTACTTTGCTTTTTGGAATGATTGAAGTGATTTGATTTGCTTTGCGTGTATTAAACAGCAATGCCTTGTTTTCAATGACTTGCATAATAATTTGAATAGAAGTGACAAAAATAGCCCAGTAGCACTGCTACTGGGCGAACCCATTACTGGGAGGAGAAAGGAACCAAATGAAACAACTCAGCAAAGCAACCGAGTGATTTCATCTTACATTATTTTTTGCGTTCTCGCTTGGAAATTTGTGATTTCATATCGCCTGTTTTGGTGCGAGAAAAACTACGATTTGCATTATCTGTGGCGGCACGGAGATTGCTTAAGGTTGATTTACCGCCCTTAGATAAAGCTTTTTTGTGGTCTACGTCTACGTCGTCAGGCAGTGTGCCGTGCGCTTTTTCGTATGCGCGTCTTGCCTTGTGTCGCTCGGACTGTGCGGCAAGTTGTTCGGGAGTGCCCTGATAGTTTTTATACTCAGCGGCGTAATTGCGTTTAGTGGCCATTGTGATTCTCACAAGTAGTGACTGGGCAAAATTTACATAGCGGAGAGCTTTTGGGATTCCATACCCCATGCACCACAGCCGCTTCGATTGCACTAGCCCTGCCAGCCCATTTTGACAGGATTTCAGGCAATTGTTTCCGAGTGTACTCAGACTTAATTACATCGCCAACTACAACAAACAACAGTACGCCCTTAACGATATTTACATCAGGGTGATGAACCATTACCATTGCTGCCATAAGTTCTAATTGAGCGGTGTCTGCATACCGGCTTGATTTGCCGGTCTTATAGTCGGCTACTCGTGCAACGCCATTCTCGTGGTTGATTGCAAGGTAGTCGGGGATGCCTCGGAACCATACGTCTTTGTCAAAGAACCCACAGGGTGTAAAGTCTGCGCGGATTCCAAGCTTTTCTTCGCAACGGACGTCACCTTTGAAGTTGGCAAGGGGTTCCACGAATGGTTTGTAGTGCGCATAACTCGCTGGAAGTGGTGTTTTATCACGGATATATTCTTCAAATGCTTTGTGTACGGCAGTGCCGTATAGGGTTGCTTCGGTGTCTTTAAACTTATACTTTTTTAGTATTTTAACTTCGTGGTATCGGCGCGGACAGCCTTCGTAATCTTTGATGCTTGAATAGGAATGTGATAGCGTCATGGAAAAAACCGAGTTTGTTTTTGCAAACCCGAGTGTACCAATTAACAATCCCCATAGGAAGCCCCTACGCCTGACTCGCACGCTAGCGGTAAAGTTTGTGCCCACTTTGGTCTCCATGACATACACTCCTCAACATATTTTTGTGCCTCATCTTTGTCATCAATCGGTGCTATACACGCCACGGCATCGTGGACTGTCAACACCACTTTATACTTCTTGCCGATTTTGAGCATTTGCTCCGCAACGACCTGCCTTGCTACGGCTTGACACACGTTCTCGACTACTTTTCCACCGTATATATACACGGGTAATCCCTTAGATAAGTATCGCCACTGATCTTTTTTGGTTTTTTCATCGGTCACTTTGGCTAGGTCGGGATACTGAATATATAACCCGCTAGGTAGGGTTAACCCCTTGCCCGGAACCGCTTTAATCAATCCCTGCTCGTCCACTTGGTAGCCGTTGCCTGTACGCAACGCAATCAGCGCCTCGTCTGCCCTCCGCCACAATTCAGGTATCTTGTAGTATCCATGCCTGTATGCGTCAATGATGCGTTTTGCCTCTTCTTCGGTAGCATCTACACCGGCTTGCACCTTGAGAAACAGCTTTAACTTATGGTGTCCAACCCCATATCCTGCACCAAGAATTACAACCTTACCAACCTGTCTTTGTTGCTTGTCGATCTGATCGGGCGGTATCTGGTATATCTTGCTAGCCATCAGCTTGTACACATCCTGAGACCTTGAGAACGCATCTACTAAGTCATGTTGTCCGGCAAGCCAAGCCAAAGTACGTGCCTCGATCTGCGCTGAATCGCAGTCAATTACAACGTGCCCTGCGGGAGCCTTGATAGCTTTTTTAATCTTGCCTGCATTTGTGCCGCGCGATGGGAGGTTCTGCAAGTTTACAGAGTCTTGACCAGACCAACGACCAGAGTGTGCCCCGTAGTAACGTAGAGGTACAGGAAAACTGCCTCGAGTAGACATACCAATAAAGCGCTCAGTGCGAGTCTCTTCAATTGTTGTCTTGTTTCCAAGGCGGGCTGCGACAAGCATTTGTACTCGTTCATCAGGGTGTTCCTCTAAATCTTTAAATTCTTGGTCGGTCTTGGCAAATGCCCACGCTATCTTGCCAGTGCGCAGGCTAACTTTAGTTGGCGGCACAATGCCGTAGTTCTCCAAGACCTTAGAAAACTTGTCGTTAGACATGAGTAGCTTCTTGATGCCGTCCATACCCTCGCTAAAGATAGCGTGTACGTATTCGGGATCAGCGTCTTTCAGCATGAAGTCCCGCACAGATTCCATCAGCGCTTCCTTGGCGTCCCTCACGGCTTCCAAGTGGTCAACCAATAGCGTCTTGTCAAGCTCAAGCACAGGCTCAATGAACATGCGCAAAGTCATGTCAATCAGTTTCAATTCTTGTTTAGGGAAACCCATCGCCATGTATTTATTGAATAGTTTGTAAGTCAACTCAGTATCGTTGACGCAGTATTCAGCATAGCGTGCCAACTCCTCGGCAGAGAAGTCAGCGTAGTGTTTGCCTTTGGCATGCAGAACCTCATCGCCCTTGGCTCCAATACCCATGCGTTCAGCTTGCTTGGCTAAGCCATGCGCCCTCTCGTGCGGATACAACGCTCGTGACATACCAAGCGTGTCAAACCAAGCCATAGGCTTTACGCCATATAACCAGTCAAGTACCGCACCATCGAACGCAGTGTTCTGTGCAACCACCATCGCATCAGACCAGTCAAACTCTTTCAGTATCCGCTCCACTTGCGGTTTGGGATACCAAACGGTTTGCCCGTCGTCCACCTTGATCGCAATGCCAATCATCTCGAACTGAGGCGACCGCACATACTCCTCGGTAGGAATCTTGGTCAGGGAATACTCAGTTGAGTAAAAACACTCAAGGTCCAGCGTTACTAGTTTTGGCATTTAGTTCTTCAATTCTTTTGTCGTATTCTTTGTCAAACTCTTGGTTGAGTAGTTTTGTGGCTTGTTCAACCATACTTTGTGAGGTAATGATATTGCGCTTGGTTCTGACTGGGC